CCCCATATAACTACACCTACATTTGAGAATGTTGCCATTGGGTTAATCATACCTTCGTATAATGTATCTCTTTGATCTAAAGTCAATTTAGTTCTTGCTTTGATTGCGTTTGTTGTTCCTCTATTTACACCCGCTGTAGCGAACCAAGGGAAAGCAACATTATCAGTCAATGCAATGTTTCTAACAACTTCAATAGTTGGTGGTAACCAAACATATTGATTGTTCTCAGTGTCTTGCATCTGCAACCATGGGAAGTAAGTAGCTGAATAGTTAGAATCAATTCCTGAATCTGCAACTACGTCAACAGCTTCATCTGGAGTCATCGCAACTACACCACTACTATCAGTATCAGGAGTTGTAATGATATATAATGAATCCGCTCTTTCGTCTTCTACCATATCAATTGCTTCTTCTAATAAAGAAATATTATCTCTACTATCAATACCAGGAGTAGCAAATATATTAATATTTGTTGATTCTGGATTATTGAAAGTTCTAATACCTTCGAAGTATGCGTAATAGTCAGTATCTAATCCATCTACACCTGTAGAAGTAACTCTAGACTCAAATTGTCCAGTTCCACTAGGACCACCTAAAGTAGCTTTAGTTCCATTTATTCTATAAGCATCTCCATTAGTTCTTTGTGTTCTATAGATATCCCATCCATCATAACCACCAAATGGTGCGAATGTGAATTTTCTAGAATCTAGTTTTTCATAGTCAGTACCACTTAATGCTGCGTCATTTCTAAACTCAGCAGAACCTACTTGGAATGTATTAGATACACCAGCGATAGTTGTTGTAGTAACACCTGAATCCATATGGAAACCATCAGTCTTACCAGTCCAAGCATCAGCTCCTTTATAATTGAAGAAGTCTTGGTCAATACCTATTGAACTACTAAGTCCTAAATAAGATTTTCTTTTCTTCTCAGTAGAAGTGTAAGAAGTTTTATATTCTATTTTTGGTGCAACACCATCTACGTTGTCACCATCATAGTCTCTAACAGTAACACCTTCGAAACCTGCTGGGAATGCATCCGTAGGATACTTATCAGCCAATTCAACCATAATGTAGTTACTCTTTAATACATACTCACCATCGGCAGTACCAATCTTTCTACCAATAAATCCATTATTAGCTGGATCCATAGAAAGTTTAGAGTATTTTTCAACAATTAAAGGACTAACATCAGTATCTGCAAATTTTCTAACTACTAAGTCAAATGTTTTTTCATCTGGTTTAATATTAAGTATAGAAACTTTAATATCTTTATTTGCTGCATCTCCATCAGAAATAGTTACCATTCTAAATAACCTTTCTAATTCACCACCTCTTAATTCAGATAGAATGTATGGTGATACTGCTGATTGATATTGTTCGTCATAATCGTTTAACTTTCCTGCCATCTGTACAAGTGTAGTATTAATACCTCTTACTTTTCCAGCTGCATTTAAGTCATCTAAACTATTTTTATATATTTCTTCTACAAATAACTCAGTATCTTTATCTTGTGCTGATACACCTAATACTTTAGTTATGTAGTTTTTCTTTGTTTTATCTAAAGAAACATTATATGTGAAGTTTTCACTATCTCTATTTGTACCACTAATACTAAATGTAGTTAATGGGTCGTTATCTACAGTAGTTCCAACAATATTTACTGAAGTTGATGCTGTTACATCAAATTCCATATTTTCTTGTGAGTTTACTGAACCTCTACTTCTTAAAGTAGCGACAACTCTATCTTCAATATCACTATAAGATGTTCCTGTATATGTAACAACAGTTCCTGAAGTTACACCAGTTACAATTGAACCACCAGAAGTAGTACCTCTTTGTATTACTTCCATATCAAATGTTGCTCCACTGAAACTAGTTCCAGTCTTAACATATTTAGGTGAAGTTATTGAGATAGTTTCTCCTGTAGCAATATTACCTAAGTTAGTAAAGCTACTAGTTATTTCACCATCATTATATAAAGCTTCTAAGTTTGCATCTCCCCATACTAAAGTAGTAGGTGTTCCTGCAGTAGATGCTGAATAAGTTAATAATGTCCCAACTGTTGAAGTAGATGCTGAAGCTTCAGTAGAAGGATCAATGTTAGCTTCAATAGTAAGAGACCAAGCTCCACCTGCTTTATAACCAGATAACCCTAACACTCTAGACACATACAATTGATTTGTTTGTGATAAGAATGATTTAGCAATATAGTTTAATTCATATTTTTGAAATCCAGAGCCTTCATATTTTTCACTATTTAATCCACCAAAGTATTGTTGGAATTCGTCATAGTTTGAAATAAATACTGGTTCAAATGCTGGACCTTTAGGAGTTTCACCCACTAAACCTAGTGTGGTAACTCCAACTTGTCTTGTGACAAATGTTAAATCCGTTTCTGAGGTGAATACACCTGGACTTACAAATATTCTGTCTGTTCGTCACTATCTTTGAAAAG